TCTTTGCTTACGTGTATTAAGGTGTTATCGCCTTCACGCCCTAGAGCAGCTAAGCCTTTTGCAGTTGTGTTATATGCCATGATTAATCTCTATACAATTTTAAGGGTGCCAGCACTATTCCAAACATCACCAGAACTTAACCCAGTAGCGGAAGTTGGAAGGTCCGCAATATTAACAACCGTTTTACCTACTAAGGCACTAAGTGGATCTGTTATATGCTCTATGGAAGCTACAGGCTGTACTACACCTGATCCCGTTAAAGTAAGCACTATATCTACACCTCGTATACGGCCCGGATTGCCTTGTTGTTCTATATAATAATTTAAAAGCCTTATTAGATTGTTCATGTACTGAACATCATACTCTAAAGGGGGTAGCGGTAATACCGGAGAAGGTACTCTATTGTTATTAGCCATTAGGATTTAGTACCATCAGGTTGAATATCTAAGCGAGGAACACCCATCTGCCACTTAACTCCCGCCCCATCACTACTTATTTTAAAAGCTACTTGTCTTCCTCGCAACCTAACAAACACTTGGTTGGTGTAATCATATACTTGGGTAGTTACTTTAGATCCTAATATATTAGCGGGAGTGTCATTAAGGAACACCCCTTGCCCCGGAAAGTTACGTGTAGAGACAGTCATAGTTACAGAAGGCGCAGTCGTAGTGGACCCAATAAAGTCAACGTCAGGTATAACTCGTTTAACAGCAGAGAACTTATCTCCCTCACCAATGTCAAAGTCAGCGCTCTCTATATACGCAGGGATCGCCGCAGGGGGGTTAACAGAGCCATCATCAGTACCTTGTTCGTGTTGTACTAGTATGTTGTCATATGCCGCCCAAGGAAACCCTAATATATGAGAATCTAGCCATGCCGTTCTAGACATACTTCCATAGTACCAGAGCTTTTCTAAGTAGTTATAGATTACATACCTATCATTATAATCAGAATCAGCAGAAGGGTAGAACCACCAAATCTCATTGTATTTTTCGTTAGTGCCTGCATATACTTGATCGCTCTGTATAAAATTAAAGTCATCAAATACGTACTGACGCAGAGCACATGGTAGAGTATCCACCCTACCTGAATAAACATAGAATTTAGAAGTCCCCATCCAATAAGTAATACCGTTAGCTGTTATAGCCGCATTAGGAGATGCTATGGTTACTTCATTAGATAGAGTAGTAAAACCAAAAGTATATGGAGGGCCTAAATACCTCATAGAATAAAGGGCCGAGTCAGACCACACTAATATTTCTTGGCGGGTCTTTTCTGCTGTTATAAGGGCGCTACCGTATGTTAATCGTTGACTACCTGCGGTGTTTGTTACAGCTGGAATCCATACTAGAGGGTCTTCTTGACTACACCACCTAACAAACATAGGGTCCTGTGTAGTAGGGCTTACCGCATTAGGATCATTAGCACCAAACGCAACTATATGACGCTCTTCGGTAACTATTACTCTTGCTGCTACAGTAGGTGCATCCCCGTCAGTTCCAACCAATGCTGTTATGTTTACCCCGGGGCCTGTTACCTGCCCACTAGCAGATAGTTTAGTAGCGGCATCCCAATAATATACAGCCCCATTACGAATGTTATAGACTAGGTCTTGCCCAAAGTTATCAGCACTCCAAAGCCGTAAATCTTGAGCTATAGAACTAGTTTCACGAGGAGTTCCCCAAGCAGCCTCCCCCCAAGGACCTACACCAAACCCATTACCAAATGTAACGATATCTTGTCCTGTAGTTATCTGGTAAGTAGCAACGACAGAGCTACCTCCCCCATTAGTAACAGATGTAGATTGAAGTCCTGTATAGAAGCATATGTAGTTGGCTGTGTGTGAGAATACGTCGTACTGAGAGTTAAGCAATGAGGCGCTGTAAATACCAAAGGTCGTAGCTCCACTAAAAGTAACATAGTCTCCTATAGACGCCCCATTACCTGCACTAGCTACTACTATATAAGGACTAGAAACTACTGCTCCTGAACTGTGCACTGCGGCTGTTGTACCGTTATACCCTCTAAGGCAATCGACTAAATTAGTACCTGATGCTGAGTTAACATAGATATCTTCAGACCCTACCCTAATTACATAAGGAAACACCCTAGTAAAAGAAGTCCCACTAGTGACGGGTATAGTTGTATCTGTAGCAGAGATGCCTGCTGAAAGGGTAGAGTAAATAGGGTAAAAAGGTGCAGTGGCTAAAGAGCTAACTAGTCGAATGGGAGTAATGTCAAAATATACGCCGCCTATATAAAGATAATACTTAGAGTTAGTACCAACCCCTACAATATAGTTGTTGTTAAGAGAGGCCCACTCTATAAGGTTTCTGCACGTTCCAAGATAAGTATACGTGCTAGGCAGACCCCACCCGTTTATTTTTTCAGGAGATCCACTTCTAAATCGCGCCCATTGACACGCATAAAATCCTCCGCTGTTAGCGAGGTTAGTAGATTCTCTAGAGACTCCGGGCCTGAACTGTAGGTATTGTAAAGCCATCCGTTAATCCTCTAAAAAAAGGGCTTTTTCAGCTTCTCTTCTACGCGTAAGTCCTGCTACGGGTTTGCCTGCCGCTTTGTTCCAACGAAGAAACTGTGGGGCTATTAAATCCGGTGCAGTCCCTGCATTAATCATTTTCACTAAAGTCGAAGATGTAAAATTCCCTTGCCCGATATTGTAACACAACGATACACAAGCATCGAACTGATTTTGAGTCAACCCTTTAGTGGTTTTATTTACGGTGTCTTCGTATTTAGTAAGGGTTTTAATAAACAAGTTTTCTGCTTCCGCCCTATTAATATCAGGGTCAGCTAACCTAACTCGTGTTCCTTCTAGATACATAGTCGAGCCAAAACCGATAGTGGGCACCCCAGCACTGCACAAATAAGGAGTACTTCTAAACCCTTCAAACTCTTGTATTAGCTTTCTTCCATTATGGCTTGTTATCATCTACTAATTCCACAGTTATTATCTACTACAAACTTCTGGCATAAGGAAGCATACGCGGCTATTTGGTCTGCTCGGAAGGCTTCAGACTTGAGAAAGTTTGTAAGTTCGTTTGAAAGTTCGTATCTATCTTCATCGGTTCCAGTAACGGTTTGGGCACTATCACTTGTTGTTGCGGTGCAACTACTACTTTTCTTGCCGTTGTCGTACATCCGCACAGACTTAAAAGAATCACGTTGACTATTGAGTGCATTGATCGCTGATACATTAGCATCCTCCAGATCTTTATTAAGTTTTAAAGCCTCTTCATGCGCTTTGTTTGCTTGTTCAGTGAGCGTTGCAAGTTGTAGTTCTGCTTCGCGGTTTGCAGCTGATATGCTATCAGACATTTCTTTAATCTCAGCAATGCTAAGCGCAGAAGACACTCCATAGCCAGATGCGAACCCTACAACAAGCAAAGCAACCCAGATATATGGCATTAGTCTTTTAACATCACGCCAAGGCCGCCAGCAACACCACCAGCAAGCAATAGTAACTGGCTTACATCTTTACCAAGATACACCATAGGGAGTCCCACAAGGGCTGTAATTACCCATATAATACCTCGTTTTGTAGAAGCTTCAGACCATATTATTTTCATACAAGTCTAGCTTCTAAGGCTTCTATACGCGCAATGGCTTCTTGCAACGCTGCCGTTAATAAGGGCACTATTTTAGCTTGGTCAATGGCTTGATATATAGGTTCTCCATGCTCATCAACAGCGTCTTTTTCACCTGTAGTTGCTACTGGAATAACATCTGCCAGTTCGTGTGCTAAAAAGCCATCAACAGATGGAAGGGAGGGTTCTTTTACCCAAGTAAAATTACAAGGCTTTAATTGTTTAACTCTATCTGCGGCGTTAGCAACAGGAATAACATTTGTTTTTAGTCTGTAATCTGATGAAGTATTAAATGAGGTTGCCGTAGATGTTAATGTAATACCCCCTACGGCAGGTCCTGTTGACCCCGCAACACCATAATAAAAAGCTGCAGCTCCGCCGAGAGAGGAGGCTATAACTAAAGCGCCATTAGCATTAGAGTTTTCTATAAATACCGCAGGGTTTGCACTGATTGCTTTAGCGTATAACCCCCATGTTGAAGTGTTTGGGTTAGCTGCGTTTATACCTACACCAGTTGGAAATTGATTTACCCCAGTAAAGACGTTAGCAGTATTTTTATAAACCCCATTAGTTACAGTTGCCGCATTACCTCCTATAGATAGTCCTGTAGCTGTACCTGTACAGTTAGTTAAGACCCCTGACGCGGGTGTACCTAAGGCTCCTCCAGCTGAGTATTTACTATTAAATGTGCTCCAGTCTGTAGAAGATAAATAGCCTGATACCCCGCTAGTAGCCAAAGCTATAGATATATTTGGGGTTGACGTACCGTTAGTTACAGATATAGGGGAGGTGCCGCTTACATTAGTTACCGTTCCAGTACCCCCACCAGTACCATTTGATGCAGCTGTTATTCTACCTTTAGAGTCTACAGTAATACTTGATAACGTATATGACCCTGCAACGACAGCTGTATTTGCTAAAGTAGTCGCATTAGTTATGCCATTAGAAGTAACATCTCCGGTCATTGCTGCGTTTATAGCATCATTACCATTAAGCTTCTGTATAGCAGATAATATAGAATCTGTAGCTGAAACAGTACCCGCACCTGAAACATACCCTGTAAGCACTTTAGCAATAACCGGAGCATTAGTCAGAGTAGTAGCGTTACCAACAGATGTTACATCCCCAGTTAAATTAGCATTAGTAGTTACCGTACTTGCTAAAGAAGCCGTTGTAGCAGTTGCAGCGTTACCTCCAATACTTAAGTTAGCAACGGGGGTAGTAGAAGCAACAACCAACGGGGCTGTGCCCGTAACAACAGTAGAAGTAATCTGACCGGAAGCTGCAACTGTAGTGAACCTACTAGCCGCAGGAGTTATTATACCTATTGCAACATTGTCAATAGAGCCGCTTGTAAGCGTCATAGAGTTAATAGCTTCACTAAAACTAGCTGTGAGACCCGTACAATATATAACTTTTGTAGCCCCCGCAGGGATTGCCACCCCTGTGCCACCATTAGCAATGAAGTTAACTGTAGCGTTTGAGTTATTAGCCACTATATACATCTTGCCTACATAGGGCGCAGTTACAGTCCTAGTAACACCGGGTGTACCTATAATAGATATAACCATCTGCCGAGCTTGGTCATAAGTACCGTCATTAGAAGAGAGGGTAATATTTCCAGCTGTTACGTCAATACCCGCAGTACCAGAGATCGCCTGTTCAATAAGGGTGCCTAGATTATTATTGGTAGTGGTTCCCCATGTATTAGATTGCTCGCCTGTAGTGATGAGCTCTATACGTAAATTAGGTGAATATGTTGATGCCATTTGTGTATCCTTTATTGAATATCATTTACTGGAGCCCAGTCAGGGGTTTGGGTATCATTTATAGCGGTCCATGTTGTTGATTGAGCATCATTTATAGGGGTCCATCCTATTCTAACTAACGGTAATTTACCACTAGTCTCTCCAAAAGCTAACTCTGCTATGGCCTCTGTACTATAAGTTTGAGGTTGAAATTCTCCTTGTGTATCATCTATTTTAAACCATCCACGGGCGTATTGATAGTCTGATAACGCGATGGTTTCAACACATCCTCCTGTATACTGAGCAAAAACCGCTTCGTTAGATTCTATAGTTAAAAGGTCACTATAATTACTAAAAAATGCGTACTGGGATATATTTGTATCTGTTATTGTTATACTATTTGCTTGAGATACTACGTATTGAAACCCCCCGACCTGAATCTCAGATAGGGTTAGTGTATTGCTCTGTATGCCTACAAAATTAGCGGTTACTGTTTCTGTATCTGATAAGGTCTGACTTTCTTCTTGTAAAGCGGCAAAGGCCGCTTGCACCGTTTCTGTATCTGATAAGGTCTGACTTTCTTCTTGTAAAGCGGCAAAGGCCGCTTGCACCGTTTCTGTATCTGTTAGCGTTTGGGTATTTGTTTGAGTAGCTATGAATGCCGCTTGTACGGTCTGTGTATCTGTTAGCGTTTCAAGTTCAGTAACAGTAATAACATAATCTACCCCTGCTAATCCTCCAAAAGTAGACTGTGCAAAAGCAGTAATACCATACATTATTTATTTAACCTATGATTTACACTTACTTTTGCACACATGTCGTTTCCTTTATATTAAACGGTTTCAGTATCTTTTTCAGATTCAGGAATTTGAGCGTCAGCTTGCTCTTTTAGTTTTATTAATAATGGGAACGCCCCTGTTTTAGTAGGTAGATCGCCTAATACAGCTAATATAGCGTTTGCTTCATCAATAGATATAGTCCAATTAATTTCTTTCATTTATGCCGCCCAAGGAGTGCCAGATTTAACAGCTTTACGTTCTTTAAATGCTTCTAGTTCAGCATCAGCTTGATCTTCTAATGAGTTTTGTCTAACACCATCATCATCTTTAGTGTCGAACATAGCTTTGATCCAACCAATAACTTGCTCTTCAGTTACTTTAGAATAATCAGTTGTCTTACTTTTTGGCGCAGCAAAAGCAGTGTTGTAGTTATGGGTGTTTGAATCAGTACCATCCGAAGCAGTTATAGTAAAAGAAGCGGCGATAATGATGCCGTCTTTGTCACGTTGTAAATCAGATACTTTGTAGTTATATGTATTCATATAGTTCTCTTAGTTAGTAATTAAAAAATTAATAAGATGGATACCATTTAGTTGTGGTGGCGTCATACGTCATGATCAAGGCTTTACCGACAACTGCTGTACTAGCAAGTGCTATATTGCCTGCTGTAGTTGTTGTAAAAATACCTGTAGGAATGAGCGTAATTTGCCCTCCACCCAGTGATATTGGGCTTGGCGCAGTTATAGTAGCTATTGCAGTTGTACCCGATATAAAAGCTATTTGAGTGGTAGGCGCAATAGTTGTTGCTGATGCTATAGTAGGTGAGGCTGCTGAAGTAGCTTTAAGCCCTGCTGTTATTAAAGGCCCACCGAAGTAGTTCGAAGCAGTACCCGCCATGTAGAGGTTATAACGGCCTGTACCTGAGGCAATGTTACCGAAGAAACCGTAGTTGTTGACTGCGCCTGTGAGGGATGCGTCTGCTAAAAATCCGTATTGGCTTGTTACCGCAGATCCTGCACCAATTGTTCCTTGCGTAGCATAATAATGTCGCAGTGAGCTAAGAGTGAAAGCAGAAGCTACTGTTGACGGTTGCGACTGATACATGCTTACATTTACAGTAACATCTGATTGTATTTGAGCAACAACTAGCACTCCGTAACTATTTATTCCTCCAGTAATATTCTTTCTAATATCTAGTGTTGCACCAGTAGCCGGTGTACTACCAATCCCCAAACTACCAGCAAAATAGTTGTCAGCAGTGCCATTCATATAGAGATTGTAACGGCCTGTACCTGAGGCAATGCCACCGTAAAAGCTGTAGTTGTTGGTTGCTCCGGTGAGGGTTGCCTGTGCAATAAAACCTATTTGGTTTGTGATTGCAGAACCAACTCCGAGAGCGTTAGTTTCAGCAGAAAAGTGGTAATACGATGTGTTTGTAAATGAAGCGGTTTGAGTGTTGAGAAGGTTCCTAAAGCCAACCGCTGTACCGGTAGCGTCAGACATCACGTTGCCGTTTTGCTGAACACCAGCCACCAATGTCGCAGATCCAGTCAGGTCTTTGCCAATGCGAAGGCTATATCCAGTCAATGAACTAGTCCCGATCCCCAAGCTACCAGCCAAATAGTTACTCGCAGTGCCACCCATATAAAGATTATAACGGCCTATGCCTGCTGCTATATTGCCATAGAAACCGTAGTTGTTGGTTGCTCCTGTTAAAGATGAACCAGCTGAAAACCCAAGCTGGTTATTAACTACTGAAGCCGCCCCAATAGTTAAAGCATTTGCATTAAAATGATATACATTAGAAAGAGTAAAAGCAGCTGCTTGAGTCGATAGTTGTGTTTGAAACCCTGTGGCTGAAGCTGTTACATCACTATTAATCTGAAAAAAGTTTACAACTGAAACTGAGTCAACTAACCCTGTTAGGTTTTTACCTATTCTTAAGTTATACCCTGTTAAAGCTGTTGAATCAATCCCCAAACTACCCGCCAAATAGTTACTAGCAGTGCCATCCATATAGAGATTGTAGCGACCTGTACCTGAGGCTATAGTGCCATAGAAACCATAGTTGTTGGTTGCGCCTGTTAGAGATGAACCAGCTGAAAACCCATATTGATTTGTTACAGTAGACCCAACACCAAATGTTCCTTGGGTAGCACTATAAAGTCCTAAATGTATCGTATTAAAGGTTGTTGCTTGAGTTGACGATGTTGCTGAAAAATAATTTGCGCCCGCTGTAGAATCCGATTGGATTTGTCCACTCGATACAATACCTCTTGTTGAAGTAAACCCAGTTAAGTTTTTGGAAACTGTTAGTGTTTGGTAAACTATTGGAGTAGCCCCTATCCCCACCCGACCAGCGTTATCAATTCTCATCCTCTCCGTAGGACTCGACGCACCATCAGCCGTGGTTGAGAACACTAACCTTCCGGGCATATCGTTAGTGCCGGGAGTGCCGTCTACAAATGATGATATTTGCGCTCCGGGAATAATGTTTGTTCCATCATCACCAGCAAAAAGTAAACTCCCAAGTACATCATTACTAGCTACAACGCCTCGTGTTGCCCAATCTGCCCCCCGAGATTTAGCAAACGCTACTTGCGGCCCAAATGCAGATCCGGTGGCCGTATACCCAAACGCCGCTGGATAATCTGAACCAGAGCCAAGGCCATACATTTTGTAACTGGCGCTCGCAATAACCGGACCAGTTTGCGCTCCAACAAAAAGTCTTCCGGTCCCATCAATCACCGTTGGCGTCGAATCAGGATTCGCTGAGTCCTCGACTACAAGTGCATTACCTGTGCCAAGCTGCGTGATACGCAGAGCTGCGTTAGTGTTGTCCGTTACGCTGATGGTTGTTGCGCCTGTGAATAAAACATTACCTGAAGCATCATACCAAACACCTTTCTCAGAAGGATAGGTAACAAAAACATCTTTAATACCTGAGGTAAAAGAAACTATGGCCCCTGCATTAGATGACGCTAAAATTGTGGTACGGGCAAGAGTAGTCCCTGAAGCTGTATAAGTACCAATACCAACTTCCCAGTTAGGGCCTCCTTGATCTGCAATACAATAGTATGTAGTGTTACCATTACCAACAGCAGCAAAAGATTGAAACCCTATAGTAGCCCCTAAAAGAGTCGCTGACCCCGTGCCTACAATAGAAGTTGTTTCTTTTATGCGGTCTCCTAATATTAGCGCCATTATATATTACTCCAAAGTTCACGGGTCCAAGTATAACCTTTATGAGACTTACGTTTCCCATTAATGCATTTAATTATATTTGAGTGTTGTAATCCAGCTTCTAACATTTCTTTTTTTCCTACGTATTTAACTACTTCGCCTGTGATGGTATTAGTTCCCACCCAAACCCAAGTGCGCCTAGCTGTATTACCAGTGGCGTAGATGTTACCTTTAAACAAAGCACTCGCAGTAGCTTTTTGTTTTTCCGATGAAGGTAATCCTTGTCGCCATTTATTACCTTTATGGATGGCGCTTATTTTAGCTTTAAATTCTTCAGAATGGATAGGTCCAACCTTAAGTCCTTTATTCCAAGCAACTTGCCCAATATGACCAAGTCTATTATTTTCAATATGCTTTTCTGTAGATTTAGCTCCTTTATTCCAAGCAGGTTGCCCTATATGAGTAAGTCTATTTCTTTCAATTTGCTCTGCTGTAGCTTTATACCCTGAAGTACCTTCCCCACCATCAGTTACGTTACATAATTTAAATCCTTGCTCACGATAGTATTTTATTAATTCGATTTCTTTAGCAAAAGCTTCTTTTTCTGTTAACCATTCAGCTAAAATTTTAACAGTTGGTTTACCATACTTAGCAACTACTTTACACCAATAATTATTTCTACCCTGCATATAATGCGCCCTACGAACACTACTCCCCTTACCTATATAAAATAAGCGCCCTTCAGGGGTATAATGTGCGTAAACATAAAACATATATTTTAAATTATGACGCAGTCGCAGTATAGCTAACGGATAGGGTATCGCCTGATGTTACAGTTTTAGAACCAGCAGTAAAATCCCCAGCGGAAAATAAAACACCTGTAGTATTATCAATAGTAGCAGAACCGCCAAGGTTAATAAAACATCCAGCAACTGTACCTGAACCTGTCATTGTAAATACAACTGGTGTAGATGTTGATTTAGCTCCAGCAGATGCGGCACCAAACACAGGTGTTTTACGACTACCAGAATAAGTAGGAGCATTAGCAAGACCTACTTCCAACCAAGTGTGCGATGCTTGAGTATCAGTTACAAGAGCAGTGCCTGTGCCTTTAAGACCCATAACAACAGCGCCTACCGCCACGTTGCCTAACATGGTGTCCATAGTAGAGTTTTTACCCACTGTAGTGACCAAGTTGCCAATTACATCAACCCATTTGATATCACCAAATTTATCATGGCATACAATCTGGTATGTTCCGTGTAAGCTCATAGCCTCGTCATAACTTGCGCCTCGTCCTACTGATGCAGAACAGGTATCGCCTATATTTGTTTTTTCGTTGTGCATTGCAGTGCCTCTAAGAAATTATAATTACAGCAGTGGTTGCTGTAGCAGGTGGAAAAGTTAGTGTGAATGTACTATCGGAGGAGTGAAAAGGACCTCCAAAATTTAAGACCGCCACGGCTTTATCAGCTTGAGTATGGTTGTAAATTAAAGCCCCTGACGCAGTTATAGTAGAGCTAGGCCATTCACTAGTGCCAAAAGTAACATACGCTGTAGTACCAGAAAGGGTTATTGATTGTCCTGTTAATACATTACCACCTGCGACATATCCTGTCGCTACCACCTCACCTATGTCTGTGTATAGTATGGTACTTGAATTTAAATTAGCAGCGGCGTTATAAAGAGCAACTTTAAAAGTATCCCCAGTAATAGGTGTAAAGTCGTGTTGCCCTTCTAGAAGTTCTACTTTAAACGAGGAGCAGAGAGCTTGAGTAATAGCCATACTAGTTTACCTTATCTCTAACTTGAACCACACGATAAGAATCTTGACGGTTT